GGTTTTAAAGAATGTGGAGAAGGAATTCTGCATATAGCTATGGGAGTAGGTAAAACTAAAATTGGTATTGATATATCTAAAGAGTATCAAAAAGTTTTAGTTGTAGCCCCTTATGTAGCTTTACTAGAATCTTGGAAAGAAGAATTTAAGAAGTGGAAAGTCTCAGATAGCAATGTGACTTATACTACAACAGCTTCTCTCAAGAAATATAAGGATTTAGAATTTGATTTAGTTGTACTAGATGAGATTCATTTATTCTCCTTTAATCAATTAGAGAAGATACCTAAAGGTAAAAGACTAGGGTTATCAGGTACTATTAGCTTAGATACTGCTAAATTTATTAAAGAGACTATAGGTCTATCAGTTATTTTTAACTATAGTCTAGAAGCTGCTATTAGAGATAATGTAATTGCAGATTACAGAATTAAAATAGTAGATGTTTTCTTAGATGATACTGAGAAATACATACAAGCTGGTACTAAGAAAAAGCCCTTTTTAACTACAGAGAAAAAGCAGTATGACTACCTTACTTCTGTTTTTAATAAGCTTAAATTTGCTGAATGGAATAGTGTAGGTGAAGAAGCTAAAAAATTAAAACTTGCTAAAATGCAAATAGCTTCCAAAAGGTCTAAGCTTATATACTCTTGTAAGAGTAAGCTTAAAGCTGCTAAAGAAGTTATTGAGAAGTTTAATGATGATAGAATCCTTATTTTTAGCACATTAACAGAATCTGCTAATTACTTATGTGAATTTACTCATCATTCTAAGTCTAAAGTATCTTATTTAGACAGTTTTTCTGAAGGAGAAATAGATAAGCTTGCTGTAGTAAATATGGCTAATGTAGGTCTTAACATTAAACCTCTGCATAAAGCTGTAGTTCATCAGTTTCAAAGCTCTCCAGAAACTGCTAAACAAAGAATAGGCAGACTTCTTAGATTAGAATATAATAACCCTGGAAAAGTAGGAGAAGTATGGATTATTAGGGCTATGAATACTGTTGATGAACAATGGGTAAAAAGTGCTTTGGTAGATGTACCTTCTTCTAAGATACAGTATATTCACTACAATAATTTAAAACATTATGGTAATAACCAAGCTTCAGCAGAAAACTGAAGTTTTAACTGACAAAGAAGTTTTATTCTTTTATAAAATAGCCGAGCTTGAGCTTAACAAAGAAGCCTTAAATAAACCTGAGAAGTATGTAGAAGTTATAAATAAACTTGCACATCCTAAAACAACCAGTGTTAGCCAAGTCTTAGGAGTAATACCTAAGTTCATAGTCCAGCTTGAAAAAGAAGACTTCTATTTAACTTATAAACATTTAGGATTGATATGAAAGATGCGATTGGATTTGGAATTTTTGTTATGATAATTATGGTATTTTATATCATACTTACCATACATTCTGTTCAAATTATAGACACAGGAGAAGAAATAAAAATTGTATGGGTACAGGAGTGTGTAGACTCTGATTTAAAGCCTTATACAGTTATAAAAAGCATAGTTATATGGAAGAAAAAGAAGTAGTAGAGCTACTAAATAGTCTTCAACAGCAAGGTTTAATTAAAATACTAAACTGGCAAAACAAAGAGCTTATACTTTTACCTAAGCTTGTTAGTAAACTATCTAATCCTATTGCAGAATGGATAGATGACTACAGAGCTTTATTTAAAGGTAAAAAGCCTGGTGCTATGGGTAGTAAAGAAGCTTGCATTAAGAAGATGGAAGAACTATTCATTAGAAGACCTGACTTAACTAAAGAAAAAGTAATGGCTGCTACACAAAATTATATAAATGCTGAGTCTTTGAATAGATGGAAATATATGATGCAAGCAGACTACTTTATCTCCAAAAATCAAGGTCACACTAAAGATGGTAAAATTTCCAAATTAGAGGCTTTTTGTGATGATTTAGAAGATACCTTAGATACTAACAATAATTCTTTTATGCATGATATTTAATAGAGCTTTAGCCAAGATTAAAGACAACATGCATAATGAAATTAACTGTATACCTTGGGGATTAGAAAGATTTGAGAATGTTGTACCTGGTATTATGCAGAAAAAATATTATTTGGTAACTGCAAATTCAGGTGTAGGCAAAACTCAGTTTACAGATTCTTACTTTATGTATAGACCAGTAGACTTTATACTTAATACTGAAACAGATATTAAGTTAAAAGTTTTCTACTATTCTCTAGAAATAGATAAAGAATCTAAAATTATACAGGGTATTGCTAAAAAGATTTATACGGATAAAGGTCTTGTTATACCCCATAACAAAATACTATCTATGAATAAACACAGAATATCTGAAGAGGAGTTTAAAATTATATCTGAAACTAAAGATTACTTTGAAAAACTCGAAGATTATGTGTATATTTATGATGATATAATTAATCCGTATGGTATTTTTAAACAGTTAGTTGACTATGCAAAAAGTCATGGTACTATACACACTAAAAAAATCACTAAAAAAGTTAAGAATGAGGTTACTGGCGTAATTGAAGAAGAAGAAATAGAGATTTTTGATTACTATGAGCCTTTTAATCCTAAAGAATATGTAATTATTATAGTAGACCACGCAGCACTACTAAATCCAGAGAAAGGTCTAAGCACTAAGCTCACCATAGAAAAACACAGTAATAATATGGTTAAGCTTAGAAATATGTTTGGATATATTCCTGTATTAGTACAACAGCAAGCTGCTGCTATGGAAGAACTAGATACTTATAAGGGTCAAACTTTAGAATCAAAACTAATACCTAGTTTATATGGCCTAGGAGAGACTAAATTAACAGGTAGGGATTGTGATATAGCATTAGGTGTTTTTAGTCCAGCTAGGTATGAATTAGACTCTTTTAGAGGATATAACATTTCTCTCTTACAGGACAACTTTCGTTCTTTGCATGTATTAAAATATCGTAGTGGTTCCCCTAATGGTGTAGTAGGTTTATATTTCAATGGCGCAGTTAATTATTTTGATGAGTTGCCAAAGCCTAAAACTCCTGAACTACAAGAGATATACAACTACATAAGAAGTAATAAACAAAATCAATAATAATTTATGAGTACACTAGTAGGCATTGTAGGCCAAAGTGGAAGTGGTAAATCTACTTCTATTGAAACACTAAACCCTAAAGAAACAGTAATTATTAATGTTTCTAACAAACCATTACCTTTTAGAGGTTGGAAATCTAATTACGTAGCTAAGAAGCTATCTGAAGGAGGTAATTATGCAGTAACAGACTCTGCTGCTACTATTATTACTGCTTTAGAATATATTAGTAAATCTAGACCTGAGATTAAGCATATTGTGATTGACGATTCTCAATATCTTATGTCTTTTGAGTTTATGGCTAAAGCTAAAGAAAAAGGCTATGATAAATTTACAAACATTGCGAAGAATACTTTTGATGTTCTAAATGTAGCTAGAAATCTTAGAGACGACTTAATTGTTTTTAGTCTTTACCATGAAGAAGAAGTATCTGATAACTTTGCTAAAAGACGGAAAATCAAGACAATAGGCAAACTTTTGGATGATAAGATTACTCTAGAAGGTCTATTTACTATTGTTCTTTTTACAGAAGTAGTAACAGGAGAAGACAACAATACTAATTACTACTTCTCTACACAAACTGATGGCTCTTCTACAGCTAAAAGTCCTAAAGGAATGTTTGAAGAAAAACTTATTCCTAATGATTTGAAAGTTGTAGCAGAATCCATTAACTCTTATTACCAATAACCCCCTTTTATTAACATTTAAACATTTAACAAATGTCTGACAAAACACAAGTTCCAGTATCTACCCGTGAATTGAAAATCTGGTATGCCATTGATGGCAAATCTGCTGATGAGATTGCAGAAATTATTTCTGAAAAGCATGGAGTAGCATGTGCTGGAGATGATGTAGTAGCACTACTCAAAGAAAGAAAAGTTCAAACTAGAGCTATTAGACGCTCTGAAAAGTCTTTTGTTTTTGTAAATCCTGATGAGCAAGCTGCTGAAGAAGCTAATCACACTAGTGATGAGCAAGCTGTAGAAGAGACTTCTTTCGTAAACTCTGCTGAAAACTCAATCTAATTTAGTAACCTCATAATCTATATTAATATATGTTTAACTTAAATGATGCATCTTTTGATGCAAAAACTGTAGCTATCTTTAACAACGGTGAAGCTGGTCTTGTTAGAAATGTAAAACTTTCTAAGATTGAACCTAAAACTGATGCTAATAGTAATGGTCCTGATTATAAGATTTTCTTCCAAGATGAAGCAGGAAATGAAATGAACATGGGCTTATGGTATCTTGACCAATCTAAAGATACCTTTGCTAAAGACCTTGAAAAGCAAGGTAAAACTCTTAAGCATTTAGTTCATTGTTTTTGCGGAGAGAACTTTAACATCCCAGCTTTTAACAGTACTAAAGAGCTGTTAGATGGATGCTTAAACTTAATCCAATCTAAAGCTGGTTCAATGATGGTAAGGTTGTACTGTACTTATGGTACTACTCAGTATCCTAAGAAGTACCTCCAAGTAAGAGGTTATGTTCCTTTTATTGAGTCTGAATCTGTTCCTGTAGCAGAAACTAGACTAAAGCCTAGTAACATTGACCAACTTACTAGAATTGAAGAAGATGCACCTTCTGCTGGTTCTTACACAGCAGATAGTGATGTAATCTAAGCAAAGGTTTTGTAAATTAGGGGGCTTAAACGCCCCCTTTTTTATTATGATAAATCTTAATAAGCTTGACTACGACTTACTATCTTCAGAGCTGATATTAGAAAAAGTATCAGACTATCAAATATTTGCATATTACATACAAGGACTAGAACTAAATACATCATTTAATAGTCCTTTAAGGAATGATGATATTCCTTCTTTTAGTGTGTTTTATGCATCTAGATTGGGCAAGCTTTTGTTTAGAGATTTTGCAACTAAAGAAAAAGGTGATTGTTTTGTCTTTGTATCTAAGCTTTTTGGCTTAAACTACTATCAGAGTCTACAAAAAGTAGCTTTTGATTTTGGTTTAGTAAAAGAAGGAACTAATGGTGATAGAGTAAAGAAAGAACTGCCAAAAAACAAAGAATACAAAAAATACTCTTCAACAGTACATCTAGGAATAAAAAGTATGGACTTTACACCTAAAGATTTAAGGTTTTGGTCTAGCTTTGGTATAAGCAAATCTACTTTAGAGAAATATAATGTAAGCAGTTGCTCACATATATTTATTAATGATTATATAATAAAAGTAGATAATAGCAAAAGTCCTGCTTATGCTTATCTAGAGTATAAAGATGAAAAGTATACCTACAAAATCTATCAACCTTTTGAAAAGAAAAGAAGATTTATATCCAATGTGGATAAATCTGTATGGCAAGGATGGAGACAAATGCCTGATACAGGAGAAGTCTTAATAATTACTAAGTCCTTGAAAGATGTGATGGCTATTACTGAAGTAAGTGGGATAAATTCTGTATCTTTACAAGCAGAAACCACTGAACCTAAGCCTCACATCATTAAGCAGTTAAAACAAAGATTTAGTAAAATATACTTGCTTTATGATAATGATTTTAACAAAGAAGTAAATAGAGGAAGAATATATGGAAAGGAAATAGCTTCTACTTTTAAAATCAAACAGATTGAAATACCTGATGAATATAAATCTAAAGACTTTTCTGATTTAGTTAAAAATCATGGAAAGCAAAAATCCCAACAAATTCTCATTAATCTTTTAAACCCTTAATCTTTAAAACTATGCGTAATATTCGTGTAATCTCTCCTCAATCTACCTCTGCTAGAACTTTTGAATCTGAAGCTACTAACTGGGGTGACCTTAAAGAAGAGTTATCTGGAACCTATTCAGGTATTTCAGATATGAAAGCTATTGTTAGAGAGACTAGAAATACTCTAGAATCTGATAATGCCTCTTTACCTGAAGGTAATTTTACTGTCATTCTTAGCATGAAGAAAATTGAATCTGGTAGTGGTAATCGCACTAGATACACTGATTCTCAAATCAGAGAAATTCGTACTAAGTTGATGAATCTTTTGGAAGATATTCTAGAAGATGTTAATGGTTCTATTCCAGATGAAAGTTTATCTGAAGAAGAGCTAGAAGATTTGGAAAATCTTCGTTCTGAAGGTTTGGCTTAATTTTCAG